ATTATAAAAGCTCTAAAAGCAAAATCATTGAAATCCTCCCACTCAGACGCATCTAAAGGAGCTGATGCTAAATGTCTTACAGAATAATTAAATATGAAAGTCATGTTTTGTCCAGCCTCTACTTGCAGATAAGTATTTTTAAATGCTCCAGCAGATGGAGTTTCTAATGATGGTAGTTGATATTCTGTAAAAGTATGCCATGCAGTCTGTTGACTTGTTCCAGGTAAGTTGATTGAGTTAATTATACCAACACCTCCTCCAAATTCTGCAACATTTAATGGAGTTGCATCACTTGCTCCAGTTATATTATAAACTAATCTTTTAAGTATTCTTTTAAAATTAAATTTAGTCAAAGACCTTTTATTGTCTTGTGAACTTAAAGTTTTCTTTTGATTTATAGAAAAAGATACAGCAGTTCCACCAGTAGAATAAACTACATAGTTAGCACTATTATTATCTTGCCAAATACCATTGACTGATAATTGTACTATTGCAAATCTACCATCCTCTTGATGTATTCTAGCATTCATATAAAACAATATCTGTTCTAAAGCATCGTAACAAGATAAATATTTTATGGTAGCTCCAGCAGTAGATGGTTTAGTATAGAAAGCATTAGATGCTACTATAATAATTCTAGTTGCATCATAGTAACCATCTGATTGTGATATGTTTGTCAAATCACTCCACCAATTGCCAAAGAAAGCGTATAGAGCATCAGTAAGAGGATTGTTCGTAAATACCTCAGTAATTGGATTTTGATTTAGTATTCCCAATATCAAAGATTGGAATGTATAATAACCACCCTCAAAATCTCCATTGGTGTCTGCTGTCTTTATTGTCGCATCAGTTTCTCCAGTAAGCTCATTATATACATTAGTTATCTCATTGAACTTTTTAGACTTCAAAAGCTCTAAACCATCTATTGCTCTTATTCTAAATGGCTGAGGATAATCAATGTCCTCTAATATACTTTCATTCAATATTATAACCCCAGTCCAAAATCTACCAACTGGAGAGATAGCCTCAAAGTCTAATTCTACTCCAGTATTGTTTTTGTAGATTCTAGCAATATAAGCTCCCTCTTTTTCTTGATACATGTTGAGAACTCTATTTCTGTCATCATTATCTCTTAAAATAAAATCAAAAGTAATTTCTGATGAATGTATTGGAGAATCTATATTTGCTCCTCTACCTTTCCATGATAATTTGAAACCATCTCCACCAACATTGAACTCACTATCAGAGCCAACATAACCATCTTTCAAGATATGTATCTCATAATAGATGCCATTGTCATCTCTAAATTTTGCTTTATTTGTAATTCCGTATGCCATTAATAGGAGTTAATTCTTCGTGAGTATCTATCATTGGACAAGAAAATATCTTCTCCACTAATCATTCCTTGTACTTGTACAACTTGGTCTCCAATCATATCTTTTAATTTATTTAATGGAGCAATAACCTCTGGATTTGTATTAGCTCCAGCATATTCTCCCATAAGACCAACCGTTGGTCCAGATACAATACCACCCTCAGCAAAGGCTGGTAATGGAGTAGATGCTATTGTTGCTATCTGTGCAGCTCCGATAGCACCAGTTGCAATTGCCAAAGGTATATTTGGCAAAGATTTAATAACTGCTGCTGCTGTGTTTACAATAGCAGTAAATATAGCAACAGACTTTTCTCGTCTTGCTCTTTTTCTATCTAGCTCTCCTTTTTTCTTTTCAAATTTTTCATCAGATTTAGCAATCATTTTGTTTTTCTCTTCTTCTGCAATTGCCATTCCCATGATATTATCTATCTCTTGCTTTCTTTGTATTTCAAGCTCTCTAGTTTGTTTTTCGTGCATCAAGCTAAATAAATTACCAACATTCATTAGAGCATTACTAACTTCTTGAATTGTATTCATTAAAGTATCAGTAAATCCCTCTCCAAATTTAAAGAAAGCATCATTAAAACTTTTTAAGCCATCTGGCTCAATATCTGCAACACCCTCTAATTTTTTAGGAATTTCTCCAAATCCTTTTTCTTGTTCAAATTGAGGAATACCTTTTCTTGATATAGTTGGTAATGGTCCACTTGGCTCTCCACTTTTTTGTGTAGTATTTAAACCTTGTAGAGCCTTATTTAAATTATCAACTGCCTCTTTATTTTTATCTATTTCAGAAGTAGAATTTTTTAACTTTTTTTCTTGCTCATCTAAAGCATCACCAACTTCATCAATAACAGAAAAGTAAGCCATGTATTTTGGAGAAATAGCACTCAATGCTCCTAGCACTACTTTGGCTATGAATTTACCAACCTTACCCATCTGTAAGGCTGTTTTAATAAACCTTTCTGTGTCTAGTATAGCAAACCCCATAATACCAACTAAAGCTGTTGCAGCAGCTCCAGTTAATCCAGTAGCTAAAGTTAAAGTCCCCAATGCTTTAGCTAATGACGAAATAACCGTTACTATTTTACCTAACACAATTAAAGCTGGTCCAATGATAGCAGCGTATTTTGCAAATTGTATAATATTCTCTTTTTGTGCTGGCGTTAAGTTTCTAAGTCTTTCTGCTAATCCTTGTAATGACTTTTTTAATGGCTCAATGTTTTCAAGAACTAATTTACCAAACTCCTCAGAAACATCTCCAAGCTCATTTTTTAGCTGTGTCAATGGTCCTAAGCCTTCTTTAGCTATTGCTTTAGCTTGACCTCCAAATTTATTTGTAAGAGTCTCTGTTAAAACAATAGCTTTTTCTTGAGCAGTCATTGCTGGATTTAGTCCAGTATCAAAGTATCTTTTAAGAGCATCTGTTGAAGTTCCTATTGTTTTACCAACTAATGATGCTGCTGTTTTTAAATCAACATTCATTCCAGTTGCAAAATCTTGCAGAGCTGGAGTTAACATCAATATTTGTTTTTCTGTTAAACCTAATTGAGATAACAATGCTTGAGCCTCAATAGTAGCCTCATCTCCAAATAATGTTTCCTTTTGCAATTCTCTTGCTTGTGCAGTCAATCTTGCAAATGCCTCTTCATTTCCTTTAAGAGATGTCCTTAGTTTTGTCTCTGCTTTTACTTGGTCATCAAATGCTTTAACACTAGCTGCACCAAATGCAACAATAGGAAGAGTTAAATTTCTTGTTAAATTTTGACCAGTCTTTTGTAAGTTTCTTCCAAATCTTTTCATAGACCTAGATGCCTTTTTAAGACTGCTCTGGAATTGCTTATCGTTTAGTGATAATTTTATACTTAAATTTTTCTCAGCCATTTTCTTTATTTAGCAATTCATATTTCTTTTTAATATACTCTGCTCTCTTCTTTTGTTTCTTGATGTCAGTCTTGACTTTCTTTTTCTCCCAATCAAATCTCATTAGCTTTTGAGGAGTTAGGTTTTGGCCTTTCTTAGTATGTGGCTGTAAGTTAACACAAGCCAACCAGCGTACTCTTTCCCATTCCCATTGCTGTTCTTTCTCTACTCTATCATTTATGCCTTTTTGCATACATAGAAACTCATGAAACGTCAGCTCCCAAAAGTCTTTAGGTAATAGTCCAAAGCCATATCCAACAGCCTCTAACTCATCCCAAGTTACTTCTTTTTCTTTGCTCCTTTCGGAGCTTTCACGTTTCCCTCCGTTTCAAATTTAGCAGAAAACTGATTTGAGAATATCTCTAGCACTTTATTCAAAGCCTCAAAGTCCTCATCTAATAAGTCTGCAACATCATCAACATTTAAAGAACATTCTTGTCCACTCACTCGTGAACCATCTTTTAGTCCGTTTAGGATTAGATAACAAGCATCATCTAAACTCATTCCCTCTCCTAGCTTATCTAAGTCAGCCAAACTTCTTCCAGTATCTTTACAGAATAATCTCAATGAGTTCATTCCAAATCTTACTGGATAATCTTTTCCGTTTATTATTACTATTTCGTACATATCTTTATTGGTTTTAAATAATGTCAGTTGGAGCAGAGCCTAAGCTCATACCCCAACCAACAAAGAAATTATACAGCAGTTTTAGTCAATGTTCCAGTTCCCTCAATTGTACATGAGTAAGTTGGAGCATCTTCTGTACCACCAGAAATCTCTAAAGATGTTATAAATCCACTACCAGTTATTGTGTAACCAACTGGAGTTGATAGAGCAAATGTAAAAGTAACTACACTTCTATCAAACATTTGGTCAAATAACTCATCTACTTCTGTATCAGCAGCTTGAGCATCAAAGTCCATAAGTCCATCAGCACTAAGGCTGAAAGATTTTTGTCCACCTAAAATATCTCTAAAACCATCTGAGTCTTTTGTTGAGATATCTATCGTGTCTACATTCATTGATAGCGATACATTTTGTGAATGCATCAACTTAGCCTCTGCTCCAGCCAAAGAAGGAGAGACTTTTAGGATTAAATCCGTTCCGTTAAAAATTGCCATTTTCTTTTAATTTTAAATTTATAATTAGCTAATATCTAAATCCTCAGAAGATTCTTCTTTCTTCTTAGACTTTTTCTTTGTTGTATCTATTGCATCGTTTGCTTTTAGGTAACTTCTTACAACTCGACCAACCTCGTAAGATTCGCCCTCTTTGTATTGTATCCCTCTGCATTCAATATCTTTTTTAATCTTTACTTTATACATATCTATCTATTTATGTTAAATCTGTAATCTTGTGCTACACCATACAAACCAATTGAACCAGCAGAATCATCATAAAGCTCATTCTGGTCTTGATAAAATATCTTATCAACTACAACTCCATTGTATGTTCCACTAACATAATCTAATGCTGTTCTAACATGTCCAGCTAGAGTTGTCATATCTGAATAATTGACATCGTAAATACTAATCTGCACTCTTACATAGTCATACGTACTTACTCCATTTTTTGTGTTGTTTGGCTCATCTGCAAACATTTGATAAGTTATGTATGGCAACTTGACTTTAGTTGGAAAGTTGTATCTACTAGGAAATATTCTAGTATTTCCAGCAGTAGTTACTAATGGAGCAACATTTGAGTCATTGCTTAGTATGTTATATATTACTTTACCAATCTCCATTATTTCATTCTTTTGTCAATTATTTTTTTTATTTCTGATATCACACTATTGATAGCAGTATTACCTTTACTAGCAGCAGTCTTGTCCAACATTCTCAGTCCTGGAATACCT